TTTGGGGATGCAGCCGAACCCACCATACCCCGACCCCCCCGAACGGTGGTGGGACTCCAGCGGGGTTACGGGGTTACTATTCCGCACGAACAACTACACCCCCTAACTTTTTGTATTCAAAATAGCAACATAGCAAACCCAAATATAAAAACACCCCCCTTGTCTTTTTTAGTACCCCCGTTGCAAATTTTATTTTTTATGTTAAATTCGGGCCTTCAACACAACCCGTTGTGTTTGCGACATGATCACTTGTACCCCCGACATCGGCGTTGAAATGCCGTTCACACCACTGCCTTACGCGGAACTACGCGAGAGGGCGGCTGCTGCATGTGCCACGATAGAAGTCTTAAAAGAACATGGCTTGCCTGAAGAAGTACTGGAACCGGACGCCGCAGACAGGGCACGAATAGCTACAATCGTTAACTCGTTTGCAGAAGACGAAGCTAAAACCAACGAAATCTTAACTACAGCCAAGTTCTCTAACCTACCCCCTGCGGTTTTGGTAGGAGTACATGAGACTCTAAAAGACTTTAGCCACGCAGTAGTTAAGCAAGCTACTCAAATCCGGCACCTAGTAACGAACAAACTCATACTAGAGACAAGCAACCCTGATCCGCGAGTTCGGATCAAAGCGTTGGAACTACTGGGCAAGATTTCCGACGTAGGTCTGTTTACAGACCGCTCGGAAGTGACGGTTACACACCGTTCTACAGACGATCTGAAGTCCAATCTGCAAGAAAAACTCGCCTTACTACGTAAAAAAGCCAATGAAATTGAGATTACTGACGTAGAAATGCGCGAATTGGGCGTAAAAACAGTCCAAGATGAGGCACAACAGTGAGTATCGAGCTAGATGACGCTGATATTGACCTGCTTTTGCAGAATATCGACGACTTTGACGCGGCTGAACAGCAGGAAATACTCGAAATTGCGGAAGTTTTGGCTGAAAGGAAGCGTTCTGAGGCTGCTAGGAACGACTTAATTGAGTTTTGTCGCGCTATGCAGCCCGATTACAAGGTCGGTAAGCACCACAGGATACTGGCGAACCTGTTAATGGACATCGCAGAGGGTAAAAAAGACCGTATTTGCGTCAATATGCCCCCTCGCCACGGCAAATCTCAGCTTGTTTCTATCTATTTTCCCGCTTGGTTTATTGGCAGATACCCGAATAAAAAGGTACTTATGGTGTCCCATACGACCGATTTGGCGGTGGATTTCGGTCGGAAAGTGAGGAACTTAATTGACTCTGACTCGTATAGAAAGATTTTCCCAACCGTCTACCTTGCGGCTGATTCAAAAAGTGCGGGACGGTGGAACACTAACGCGGGCGGAGAATATTTTGCTTGCGGCGTTGGGTCGGCACTTGCTGGCCGAGGCGCGGATTTACTACTCGTCGATGACCCACATAACGAGCAAGACATTATCAATGGAAACTTTGACGTCTTTGATAAGGCGTACGAGTGGTTTACCTACGGCGCTCGAACTCGTCTCATGCCCGGAGGACGGGTGGCGATTATACAAACCCGATGGCACCTCGATGATCTCACGGGACGGGTATTAAAGGACATGCACAACGAGAACGCTGACCAGTACAACGTGGTCGAGTTCCCGGCAATCCTAGAGATTAAAGACAAAGAGACGTCAAAAATTACCGAAAAGGCATTATGGCCTGAGTTCTTTGACATCCCCGCTCTGCTGCGAACAAAGGCGTCTATGCCGGTGTTCCAGTGGAACGCGCAGTACCAGCAGAACCCTACCGCCGAGGAAGCGGCGTTAGTAAAAAGGGAGTGGTGGCAGATATGGGAAAAGGATAGCCCACCCTCCTGCGAATATATTATTATGTCATTGGATGCTGCGGCTGAGTCGCACAACCGGGCGGACTTTACAGCACTAACAACTTGGGGTGTGTTCTTAAACGAGGAGTTGAACGCCTACCACCTCATTCTTCTTAACAGCATAAAGAAACGGTTGGAGTTCCCTGAACTGAAGACTTTGGCGTTGGAGGAGTGGAAAGAGTGGGAGCCGGACTCGTTTATTGTAGAGAAGAAAAGTGCCGGTACGCAGCTATACCAAGAGTTGCGCAGGATGGGAATTCCGGTGCAAGAGTATACCCCGCACCGAGGTACAGGCGACAAGATGGCACGTCTGAACTCCGTTGCAGACATTGTGAGATCGGGATTGTGTTGGGTTCCCGAGACGCGCTGGGCAGAAGAGGTAGTTGAGGAGATCGCCGGGTTTCCGTTTGTATCTAACGATGACTTGGTTGACTCCACTGTCATGGCCTTGATGAGATTTAGAAACGGCGGGTTTATCCGCTTGCCTTCCGACGAACCTGATGAAATTAAATATTTCAAAAGCCGCAAGCGCGGTGGATATTATTAAGGAGCCGGTATGGCGTCTAACAGCATAAGCAAGTCTATATATACAGCCCCGCAAGGCGTGGTGCAGGACGAGATCGAGATCGATATTCTGGACGAAGGCGCTCCTCCTGACCTCGTATTTAATGACGACGGTACAGTTGAGGTAGTACTGGAGAAGGAAGAGAAGTCGAAAAGTAAGGGCGAGTTTGACGAGAATCTGGCAGAAACGCTAGACGAAGGCGTCCTAAACCAGCTTGCTGGCGAGCTTATAGAGTATGTAGACGCCGACATTTCCGCACGTAAAGATTGGGCGGACACCTACGTTAAGGGTCTGGAGGTACTGGGTTTCAAGTACGAAGAGCGCACCGAGCCGTGGGAAGATGCTTGCGGTGTGTACTCTACAGTCCTAGCTGAAGCAGCGATCCGCTTCCAAGCGGAAACAATGTCGGAGACATTTCCCGCTGGTGGCCCTGTCAAGACAAAAATTGTCGGGGCGATAGACAAGATCAAGGAAGACGCCGCCAAGCGAGTTCAGAATGACATGAACTACAAGCTGACGGAACAGATGGTGGAGTACCGCTCAGAGCACGAGCGCATGTTGTATTCCCTAGGTCTGGCGGGGTCTGCGTTTAAGAAGGTCTACTTTGACCCCAACATCGGGCGTCAAGTCTCTATTTATATATCCGCTGAAGACGTGATCGTGCCGTATGGCGCGTCACATATTGAGTTCGCAGAGCGTGTTACCCACGTTATGCGCAAGACCAAGAACGAGCTAAAGAAGCTACAGCTTTCAGGCTTTTATCGTGACGTGGACTTGGGCGAGCCGGAGTCATTCCCTACCGACATCGAGAAGAAGAAAGCGGAAGAGGGTGGCTACACTATCACGGATGACGACCGCTATACGTTGTATGAGATTCATGCAGACCTGATTATCGAGGGTGCAGAAGAAGGGGACGATGATATTGCCGTCCCATACGTTGTAACTATCGAGCGCGGGACTCAAGAGGTTTTGGCTATCCGCCGTAACTGGGAGGAAGATGATGAGCTACGTCTTAAGCGCAACCACTTCGTACACTATGTATATATCCCCGGTTTTGGTTTCTATGGCCTTGGACTTATTCACATTATTGGCGGGTATGCTCGCGCTGGAACAAGCATTATCCGACAACTTGTGGATGCAGGAACTCTATCTAATCTTCCGGGAGGACTGAAAGCCCGGGGGCTGCGGATCAAGGGTGACGATACCCCTGTAGGCCCGGGTGAGTTCAAGGATGTTGACCTGCCTAGCGGTACTATCAAAGACAACATCATGTTGATGCCGTACAAAGAACCGTCACAGGTTCTGGCGGCGCTGCTAGAAAAAATCACCGAAGAAGGCCGTAGGCTGGGTGCAATTAGCGACATGAACATTAGCGACATGTCGGCGCAAGCCCCAGTAGGCACAACGTTGGCTCTTTTGGAGCGTACGTTAAAGCCAATGGCAGCCGTTCAGTCACGTGTGCACTTTGCGATGAAGATGGAGTTCAAGCTCCTCAAAGCTATCATCCGTGACTACACCCCGACAGAGTACGAGTACACGCCTGATGTAGATGAGTCCCGCATGGTCAAGCAAGCTGACTATGACATGGTGGACATCATCCCTGTCTCTGATCCTAACGCCAGCACGATGGCGCAGCGTATCGTCACATACCAAGCTGCGTTCCAGATGGCACAGTCTGCACCTCAAATCTATGACTTGCCGTATCTACATAAGGAGATGCTGGAGGTTCTAGGGCTGAAGAACATCGACAAGATCATACCGACTGCGGAAGATCAGAAACCGCGTGATCCGATCAGCGAGAACATGTCTGCATTGGTTGGTAAGCCAATGAAGGCGTTTATCTACCAAGATCATGAGGCGCATATAACCGCGCACATGGCTATGATGCAAGACCCAGCGATTGCCCAAATGATTGGTCAAAACCCGCAAGCGCAGCAGATTATGGCAGCACTGCAAGCGCACATTGCGGAGCACTTGGCATTTAGCTACCGCAAGAAGATTGAGGAACAGCTTGGTGCCCCACTACCCGCTCCCGACGAGGAGTTGCCAGAAGAAATCGAAGTCCAGTTGTCGCGTCTGGTTGCACAAGCAGGACAGCAACTTACCCAGCAACACCAGCAAGAAGCCGCTCAACAGCAGGCGCAGCAGCAAGCACAAGACCCGCTGTTCCAGCTTGAGCAAGCCAAGTTGCAGACGCAACAAGCCGAAGTACAGCGTAAAGCTGCTAAAGATCAGGCAGATATGAAGATCGCAGCAGCGAAGCTTGCGTTGGAAGACAAGCGTATAGGCGTTGAGGCGCAGAAAGAAGGTATGCGCTTGCAGTCCCAAGAGAAGCAAAACAACAACCGTCTCAAAATAGACGCGCTGAAAACTCTAGCTACTCCCCCTAAACAACAGGCGGAGCCAGCTAAGAAAAAATCTAAGGAAGACTAATGGCTAAAACCGTCTTTGACGTGCTTAAAGAAAAGATTGATGAACAGATAGAAATGTATCAGGGGCATCTATTGGATGGCTCTTGCGAAGACTTTGCTAAATACAAAGAATTGTGCGGCGTGATTCGTGGTCTAGCGACCGCACGTAGAGAAGTACTAGACCTTGCTAAACATGTGGAAGAAGACGATGACTGAACTAGCGATTGCTACTGCGGATGGTGAAACTTCAATTTTGCCCGAAACGGCGGAAGAGAAAGCGAAACAACTGCCAACCCCTGTTGGATACAAAATTCTATGCGCTCTGCCAGAGATAGAAGACAAGTACGACAGTGGGCTAATCAAAGCAGACACAACCAAGAAACACGAGGAAATATTGGCTACGGTGTATTTCGTCGTATCTCTTGGCCCTGACTGCTATACCGACAAAGAACGCTACCCCACTGGCCCGTGGTGTAAGGCTGGGGACTTTATCCTCGTGCGCCCCCACACGGGTACGCGGATAAAGATTCATGGGAAAGAGTTCCGCATGATCAACGAAGACAGCGTTGATGGTGTGGTCGAAGACCCCCGTGGTATTTCACGTGCATAAGGAGCCATAGATGCAAAAGACCGAGTTTGAATTCCCCGATCCAGACAAACAAGAGTCTGGCAAAGAAGAAGTTATTAAAGTGGAAATTGAGGCGGCAGCCGACGAGGGTGACGACAATATCGACATCGAAGTTGTCGATGACACCCCGCCCAAAGACCGTGGCCGTAAACCTGCCGAACCCCCAGAAGAGGTAACTGACGAAGAACTTCAGGACTATTCTGAGAAGGTACGTAAGCGCCTACAACACTTTAGTAAGGGATACCACGACGAGCGTCGGGCTAAAGAAGATGCCCTGCGTAAGGAAGAAGAGGCTATTAGGGCGGCTAGGGCTATTGCCGAAGAGAACCGTCGCCTTAAAGAGTTGGTAAACAAGAACCAAGAAGTCCTGCTGGAGCAAGCTAAACGGGAGGCCGCTGCGGAGTTGGAGGCTAAGAAGCGTAGCTTTAAAGAAGCCTACGAATCTGGCGATTCCAACGCTGTGGTGGAGGCGCAAGAAGAGCTAACTGCTGCCAAGCTAAAGGCAGATAAAGTTAACAATTTTACGTTTGCCCCTTTACAAGATGACAGCAGTGATGTACAACCTGCTTCAACTCAGGTCGCGGATCGCAAAGCACAGGCGTGGCAGCAAGCTAACACGTGGTTTGGAACCGATGACGAAATGACAAGTTTTGCTTTGGGGTTACATCAAAAGCTAGTTAAGCAAGGTGTTGATCCAAAAAGTGATGAATACTACGAGAAAATTAATTCTCGTATGCGCCAAGTGTTCCCAGAAAGCTTCGAATCTGAGGACACACCGGAGGAGGAAGAAAAGCCCCGCCGTAAGTCCAATGTGGTAGCACCAGCAACCCGCAGCACTGCGCCCAAGAAAATCGTGCTAACGGCTACGCAGGTGAGTATTGCAAAGAGATTAGGAGTTCCCTTGGAACTGTACGCCCGACAGGTTGCTGAAGATATGAGGAAACAGAAAAATGGCTGAAAACAAATTACCCCGCGAACAAACTACCCGTGAAAACAGAGTACGTGAGCGTTCTTGGAAACGCCCCGGAATTCTGCCTAATCCGAACCCCGAACCGGGCTACGATTTCCACTGGGTACGTGTAAGTACACGTGGTGAGATGGATGCCACTAACGTCACCTCAAAATTTGGAGAAGGCTGGGAACCTGTTAAAGCCTCAGATCATCCAGAAATCCAAGTGTTCCATGCGGAAAATGACCGCTTTAAGGACGCAATTGTGATTGGTGGACTGATGCTTTGCAAAACCCCATCAGAGTTTGTTGAGGATCGTAACGACCACTTCCGTGCGCAAGCCGATGCCCAAATGAACTCTGTAGACAACAACTTTATGCGTGAGAGTGATCCTCGTATGCCTCTGTTCTCTGAGCGGAGGAGCAAGGTAACTTTTGGCTCTGGTTCATAAATTTTTTTGGAGTTAAACATGGCTTATCCGACTGTAAGTGCCCCCTACGGGCTACAGCCAATCAACTTGATTGGTGGTCAATCATTTGCCGGTCAGACTCGTGAACTGCCTATTACTACCTCGTCTGTCAACTACAACACCGCCCTGTACACAGGTCAGGTTGTTCAGATTGATGGCACGAACGGTACGGTAATCGCGGGCACGCTGTCTAACGGCACCTCCCCTGTTGCTGGCACCATCGGTGTTTTTGTAGGCTGCTCCTACACTAACCCAGCCACCAAGCAAAAACTGTTTGCGCAATACTGGCCCGGTTACTCTTCTGGCGTAACTGATGCTGTTGCCTACATCGTTGATGATCCTGATGCACTGTTCAAGGTTGTGTCTGTTGGCTCTACCGCTAACTCGACTGGCCTGACCCCTGTAGCAGTTCCTCAATCCGCTCTGGGCGCGAACGTGGCTCTGGTGCTGAACACCGGTAACGCAAATACTGGTGACGCAACCACCGGTGTTTACTACGACTCAGCTACCGCTGCTTCAACTTACGGTTTCCGTGTTGTTGACTTGGTGACTGACACCGCAACATCGGCTGGTTATTTCGAAGTTATTGTTAAATTTAACTTCGGTTTCCATTCGTACTACAACGCTACTGGCGTGGCTTAAGGAGCATATAAATGGCTATTTCACGCGCCCAACTACTTAAAGAACTCCTCCCCGGCCTGAACGCGCTGTTTGGTATGGAATACAAGCGTTACGGTGAAGAGCACAAGGAAATCTACGAAACCGAAACTTCGGAACGTAGCTTTGAAGAGGAAACCAAGCTGTCTGGCTTTAGTGCCGCTCCCGTTAAAAACGAGGGCAGCGCAATTCGCTATGACAACGCGCAAGAAGCTTGGACTGCTCGCTACAACCACGAAACCATTGCAATGGGTTTTGCTATCACTGAAGAGGCGATGGAAGATAACCTGTACGACAGCTTGTCGCAGCGTTATACCAAAGCCCTCGCACGTGCTATGGCTTACACCAAGCAGGTTAAAGCAGCAGCTATCCTGAATAGCGGCTTCTCTGGTGGCCCAACCTACGGCGACGGTCAGACCCTGTTCTCGACTGCTCACCCGCTGGTTTCTGGTGGCACCAACAGCAACACTTTCTCGACCCCCGCTGACCTGAACGAGACTTCTCTGGAAGCCGCCGTTATTCAGATCGCCGGTTGGACCGACGAACGTGGCCTGCTGATCGCTGCAAAGCCAAAGAAACTGATCGTTCCCCCGCAACTGATGTTCGTTGCCACACGCCTGCTCGAAACCGAACTGCGTGTTGGTACTAACGACAACGACATCAACGCGATCAAGAACAACGGCTCGATCCCTGAAGGCTACACCGTTAACCACTATCTGACTGATCCGAACGCTTGGTTCCTGACGACAGATGTGCCTAACGGCCTGAAGCACTTCATTCGTATGCCGCTGTCGCAGTCGATGGACGGGGATTTCGATACTGGCAACGCTCGTTACAAGGCTCGTGAGCGTTATAGCTTCGGCGTCTCTGATCCGCTGGGCGCTTTTGGCTCCGCTGGTGCGTAATGAAAAAGGGGGTTTCGGCCCCCTTTTTTATATGATATAAGGAAGTATTCCGGGAATACCCGGTGTGGCAGACAGTCCCGGCTGACTTCATGCAGACTGCCAACACCTAACCGCATGAGGGAAAACTCAAATGGCACTTTCAACTACCCAAAGTATTTGGCGTTCGGGCGGTGGCGATAACACTCGCACTGCATATTGTGGCTCTGGCCTAATGGCTGCTACGTTCTACATCGCTGATGTGGCAGTTTCAACTTCCACCAACGTCAAGGTTTCTTCTACTTCTGGCGCTCCTAATCTGATTCTCCCCGCTGGCGCTCGCATCATGTCGATCACCTTCACTGGCGACGCGGCTACTGGTCAAACTGACATGGGCTTTACGCTCTACACCTCCGGTACCAATACAGGCGCAGGTCTGCTGGACAACGCCAGCAACGTCGTTGGCACGATTACCCCCGGTGCAACTGGTTCGGGCACTTCGCTTGGCCTAGTAATGTCTTCATCTGAGCTGGTGTATATCACCGCTCGTGTAGGCGGCAGCGCAGGCACCGGAAGCATGTCTGGCGTAATTCAGTATTTTGTTGCCGACCCGCTCGAAGGCCAGCAGAACGTCTAATAGGAGGCCGTCATGGCTATGCAAACAGACGTTACATCGACAGCCTGCCCTGCCGGGGTAAGCACTACGGCATTTGCTGGGCGTACTCGCGTACGCGCTATTGCGGTTAGCCACGGTGCAACCCCCGGGGCAGTCACGATTAAAGACGGTGGTGCTAGTGGTGGCGTTGTGTTTTCGTACACAACCCCTGCGGTGGCCGACGGTATGTACATGCTTTTTCCCGGCGAGGGCATCCTATGTGAAACGGATGTGTACGTGACTACCCCTGCTGGTGCAATCGCTACGGTGTTCTATGGCTAAATCCCCTGCTTGGCAGCGTAAAGAAGGTAAGAACCCTAAAGGCGGCTTGAACGCCAAGGGGAGAGCTTCGTATAACAAAGCCAACCCGGGAAAACCGGGCCTTAAGGCTCCTCAACCTGAAGGCGGGCCACGGAAGAAGTCCTTCTGTGCCCGTATGTCAGGGATGAAGAAAAAGCTGACTTCATCTAAAACAGCTAACGACCCGAATAGCCGCATTAATAAATCTTTGAGAGCTTGGAAGTGTTAAACATGGTAGCTCCAGAAATTGAAACTGCTCGTGAGTTAGCTACTCACGCTAATGACATAAAACATCTGCAAGATGATATGGATAAGCTCGTCTCTGACATGGAGTCCATAAAGCAATCGCTACAGAATATCGACAAGAAGTTGTCACAGGCTGAAGGCGGCTGGAAGGTACTTATGTTTATAGGTGGGGTAAGTAACATTATAACCGCGCTAGTGGTGCACTTTTTTGGAGGTAAGTCATGAAGAAAACCAAACGGTACGCCGTTGGTGGCATGAGCGACGAAGAAGGCAAAGATAAAATTTTTGCCGGTTCTCCTGCTGAAGACGATGGTATGCGTCCCGGCAGAAATCTTGCGCTGGAGCCTGACGTTACCCCGCGCCCCCGCCCCCGCCCTAAAACACCTCGCCCTCGTCCTAGAGGTACGCAAGAGTTTCCTATCAGTGTAAACGCTATGGAATCTGGCGCGAACGTGATGAAGCGTGGTCAAGCTACCCGCGACGGTTCTGATTCTTCTCCGCTGGATAAATACAACCGCGACAAAGAAACTAAAGCTACACGTGACAAGCGCAAAATGGACTTGGCGGTTGAGCGTGTAAAAGCTGGCGTTGGGTACAAAAAAGGCGGTTCCGTGGGTTCCGCTTCCAAGCGTGCTGATGGCTGCGCCCAGCGTGGTAAGACGAAAGGCAGGATGATCTAATGGCTGCGCCTACTTTTGAAGAACTCAAAAAGCAGTTGAGGGAAGAGAAGCCCTATGTTCCGCCTGTGCAGGGTAAGGACAAGAAGGAAGCTGATACTTTCAAAGAAGGTATGAAGCCACCGTCGCCGGATGAGGGGCCAACTAAGCCCGTTAAGAAAGCCAAAGGTGGGGTAATTAGTTCAGCTTCTAAACGCGCAGATGGTTGCGCTCAACGCGGTAAAACTAAAGGAAGGATGGTGTAGGATGGCTGAGTCCAAAAAGATGATGGCTAAAGAAGTTGCGTTCATGAAGAAAAAGGGCGCACCTAAGTCGATGATCAAGCATGAAAAAGCCGAAATGAAAGGCATGAAAAAAGGTGGTGCAGTTAAGACTGCGGCTCCTAGCATTGATGGCCTTGCCAAGAAGGGTAAAACCAAAGGCAAGATCGTCAAGATGGCTTACGGCGGCAAGTGCTGATATGCGTGCCTCTCGTGGCATGGGGTGCATAAACCCCAAAAAGATGCCTAAGACCACGGTAAAGCGAGATGGGAGTGAGCCTGTCAAACTGTACAAGGAAGGTGGTAAGGTATCCAAAGTCAACGAGGCGGGTAATTACACCAAGCCCGGTATGAGGAAAGCTCTGTTTAATCAGATCAAGAACTCAGCGACTCAGGGTACCGCCGCAGGACAGTGGTCAGCTAGAAAAGCTCAACTCCTTGCCAAGCGGTACAAGGAAAAGGGTGGGGGCTATAAAGGATGAAACCTTCTCAGCAAAGCCTAAAGAACTGGACACAGCAGAAATGGCGCACTAAAAGCGGAAAGCCATCGTCAAAAACCGGAGAGCGGTATCTGCCGGAAAATGCGATTAAGGCTTTAAGCCCTGCCGAGTATGCTGCCACTACGAAGGCCAAGCGAGAAGGTAAAGCAAAAGGTAAGCAGTTTGTATCACAGCCCAAAGGCATAGCTAAGAAAACGGCGAGGTTTAGATAATGGCTGAAAAATGGATACAGAAGGCAATAAAGAAACCCGGTGCGCTTCGTGCTCAACTTGGCGCAAAAGAGGGACAGCCCATCCCGGCAAAGAAACTTGCTGCCGCTGCGAAGAAGCCCGGAAAAATCGGGCAGCGGGCACGTCTAGCACAGACCCTAAAAGGGATGAAAAAGTAAATGACTACATCGGGCACAACGCAATTTGATCTCGAATTTGTCGAGATAGCAGAAGAGGCATTTGAACGCGCAGGGCGCGAGATGCGCTCTGGCTACGACTTGCGCACTGCCCGCCGTAGCATGAATTTGATGACTATCGAGTGGGTCAATCGTGGCATTAACATGTGGACGATTGAGCAAGGTACTATCAACCTTACCCCCGGCGTAAACACCTACGCGTTGCCGTATGACACGGTAGACTTGATGGAACACGTTATCCGTACTGGGGCTAACGTCGAGTCCACCCAAGCCGACTTGAACATCACGCGGATTTCAGTTTCTACTTACGCCACGATCCCAAACAAGTTGCAACAAGCCAGACCTATTCAGGTATGGGTGCAGCGGCTTTCTGGGCAGAAGTCCCCGTCTGGGACTACGTTGGCGTCTACGATTAACGCTACCGTTACTACTATTCCCGTAGGTTCTGTATATAACTTAGCGTCTGCTGGGTTTGTACAAATTGATAACGAGATCATCTACTACGGGTATTTGAACACCGCTACTCAGTCATTAGAGAACTGTGTGCGGGGGCAAGCTAACACTACGGCAGCGTCGCATACCGCAGCCGCTCCTGTGTATGTGCCGAACCCGCCGACTATAACGGTCTGGCCTACGCCCGATAACTCTACCCCGTATCAGTTCGTTTACTGGCGTATGCGCCGTATTGAGGATGCCGGTAGCGGTATGCAGACTGCGGACATGAGCTTTAGATTCTTGCCTTGCATTACCGCAGGTTTGGCGTACTACATCGCCATGAAGATACCCGAGGGTACTGACCGGCTACAGATACTGAAGGCGGCATACGACGAGCAATTTGACTTGGCGGCTGGTGAGGATAGGGAGAAAGCCACGTCTCGGTTTGTACCTAGAATGTTTAGGTCGAGATAATGGGTAATAAGTTTTCCGCTGGATACAGGTCTATTGCCGAGTGCGATAGGTGCGGGTTCCGGTTTAAGCTAAAAGAACTTAGGAAGTTGGTGGTCAAAGGTAATATCATCAACGAGAAGGTTTGTAAAACTTGTTGGGACCCCGACCATCCGCAGTTAAAATTAGGTTTATACCCAGTGGACGACCCGCAAGCAGTGCGGGAGCCACGCCCAGATCACAGTTACTATTCCTCTGGGAATACCGGGCTACAGCTACCAACTGCATACGATGCAGGACCCCCGGGCGAAGGTAGTAGGGTAATTCAGTGGGGGTGGAACCCTGTAGGTGGAGCAAGTTCGTATGATGTTGGGTTAACGCCAAACTATCTAACATTGACCGGCGTAGTAGGTGATGTAACCATCACTATTTCATAGGAGTAGGATATGGACAAGATGAAGCAGGTAGCTAAGGCAGAAGTCAAAGCTCACGAAAAGCGTATGCACAAGATGGCTAAAGGCGGCGTAACAGGCGAGGCTATGCGTAAGTATGGTCGTAATATGGCTCGTGCTATGAACCAAAAGTCCACTGGAAGGGGTCGATAATGGCTAAGTTTTCTAAGAAACTGATGGGGAAAGAAGTAGGTTCTGCTGAGTTTTACGCCGAACCCCACACCATGATGCCCCCAAGCGACAAGTCTGACCCACAAACTAAGAGCGCTAAAGAGCTTGGTCCTCGCACGGGCGTGCAGCGTGTAAGCGCAGGCGACCCCGGGCGTGACGATGTGAAGCGGGACGGCATAAAGATGCGTGGTGCTGGCGCTGCGACTAAAGGTTTTATGTGCCGTGGCCCTATGGCGTAAGGAGTAAGTTGTGAACTATGCGGCGTTAGTAGCTGACATTCAGTCTTACACACAGAACTACGAATCGACATTCGTGGCTAATATCCCTGTTTTTGTTCAACAGGCTGAAGAACGCATTTACAACTCCGTACAAATACCTGCGCTGCGTAAGAACGTAACGGGGTATGCAGCAAGTGGAAATAAGTATTTGTCGTGCCCAACTGACTTTCTAGCGACGTTTTCTTTAGCTGTAATAGACGGCACCGGCGCGTATACGTACCTACTAAATAAAGATGTAAATTTTATACGAGAGGCTTACCCCCACCCTACTACAGATACGGGGTTACCTAAGTTTTACGCTTTGTTTGGCCCTACTGTGGCGTCTGGGGTGGTTACTACAGAACTAAGTTTTATTCTTGGCCCTACCCCTAACGCGGCCTATCAAATGGAGCTTCATTACTACCATTACCCAGAATCAATTGTCACAGCAGGCACTTCATGGCTTGGCGACAACTACGATCCCGTTTTGCTGTACGGCTGTCTGGTAGAGGCATACATCTTTATGAAAGGCGAACAGGACATGATGGCGTACTATGAGAAGAAATTCCAAGACGCTATAAGTCAGTTGAACCGTCTGGGTACAGGTCTTGAGCGCGGTGATGCGTACCGTGACGGTCAAGCTAAGATTAAGGTTAATCAGTAATGGCTATCCTCCAAGGACTGACGACAAGTTATAAGCAGCAAGTCTTGCAAGGGCAGCAAGACTTGTCTACTGACGCTATTTGGATAGCTTTATATACAGGTACCGCTACAATAGGACCTAGCACCACGGCATATACGGCTAACAACGAAGTTGTTGGAACCGGGTATTCTGCTGGTGGGCAACAGCTAACTGGAGTCACGATTGGAACTAGCCCTGATGGAGTCGTGTACATCAACTTTAACAATGCACAATGGACGAATGCTTCGTTTACTGCGCGTGGGGCTTTGATTTATAACGTTACAAACGCTAACGCGTCTATAGCAGTATTGGATTTTGGGGCGGATAAAACTTGTAGTAATCAGACTTTTACTGTCACCATGCCAGCAAACACAGTAGCTACCGCATTGTTGCGATTTGTTTAAAGGGTATTTATGATTATTACTACTACAAAAGGCGAACTTGACGACTCTCAACTCGATAAAAAAACGGGAGTTATCGACAACGAGAACGAAACTATTACTTGGGTTGAGTATTGGTTGGACGGTGAGCTGGTACATCGTTCTGTTGATATGGTACTGAAAAAGTACACAGTTAGCGGCCTGCCAGTTGCCGCATCTTTTTAAGGAGCTTTAAAAATGGCAAACACGCAAAGCATGTGCACTTCGTTTTTGGGAGAGCTACTTACCGCTACCCATAACTTCGGTACTGCGCCCACTCGCGGTTCTTCAGCAGCGGATACATTTAAGGCGGCTCTGTATCTAGCTTCGGCGACTATTAATGCTTCGACTACGGCTTATACGTCCGTAGGCGAGGTGACAAGTGCAAACTATACGGCAGGCGGGGTCACCGTTACTAACGCTAGTGCACCTGCGTCAACTAATACGTCGGCTACAGCCGGTGTAGGCTACTGGACCCCATCAGCTTCTATTATATATGGGTCGTCAGGTTCGCCGGTTACGTTCGCCTCGTTTGATTGCGTTCTTATTTACAACAGCACGCAGAGCGATAAAGCAGTGAGCGTACATACATTTACTGCCCAGACGGTAACTTCCGGCACTTTTACCTTAACGATGCCGTCAAACACAACCTCTACCGCTCTACTACGTTTGTCAACAACCTAATAGATCATGTACGGAAACTTTCCTTACGCAAGCGATGCGTATAGCTCGGCAGGTTCGGTTGCTGTTCCGAGTGTTACCGTCGCGCTTACGGGGGCTTCCGCTACAGGTGTAGTAGGTACGGTTTCACCATTTGTTGACGAGGTTCAGGTATTAACGGGTGTTGTCGCCTCTGGATTATTGGGCGCAGTTACGGGAGTACCTGAAGAGTATAAGGCACTTACTGGTGTAGGCGCTTCTGGTCAAGTTGGCGCTGTTGGGGCTGTACCGGGAGAGGTTGTTGCGCTGGCTGGTGTTGCAGCCTCTGGGTTTGTTGGTAACGTCACTGGCGCCTCCGGTTTAGCTATAGAGTTGGTAGGTGTCAACGCTACTGGTGCAGTTGGTGTAGTAACTGGCTCCGAAGATGATGTTGAGGGCGGAGCGGGGGTCGTTGCTGCTGGTCAAGTAGGTACGTTAGTACCCGATATAGCTGTACCGCTATCCGGGGCTTCTGCTGATGGGGCCACAGGTATTATTGATGGGGCACCTACTGTTCTGGTTGCTTTGTCTGGTGTTGAGGCGACGGGCGCAGTAGGTATTATGGGCTTGTCGGTAGACAGTACCATAACACTGACAGGGGTTGAGGCTGAAGGAGCCGAAGGCGGCGTCGGTACTGGAAACAGTTTTGGTTTATCCGGTAACTTAGCTGTTGGTGCTGTTGGTGTTGTGACTCCGATTCCGGGAGTGCTTGTTGCGCTTACTGGCGTAACGGTGGATGGAGTTATAGCATCTCCGGGACCAAACATATCGCTACCAATTACCGACGTAATCGCTGAAGGGTTTGCCGGTAATATGGGCGGCACCCCCATAACTAAGGTTACGGCGGTTGGCGCGGTAGGTACAGTGACAACAAGGTATGATGGTATAGCGGCGCTTACGGGAGTTTCAACTTCGGGTGCCGTAGGTCAACTATATAACGTAAGTTGGATACCAATTGATACCCAAGAAGTTGACGATTGGCAGTTAATAAATACGGCGTAAGGTGAAATCATGGCGCTTATTCAAGCAGACAGAGTTAAAGAAACATCGACCAGCACTAGCACTGGTAATTTCACTTTAGCAGGTGCAGTTACGGGGTTTAGGACATTTACTTCTGTAATGGCTACTGGGGATGTATGTTATTACACCATAGCTGATCAATCTGGTTCTAACTGGGAAGTTGGGTTGGGCACTTTTACCTCACCTTCTACGCTTGCGCGTACTACAGTATTTTCTTCTAGTAACAGTAATGCGTTAGTTAACTTCGGTGCGGGTACAAAAGATGTGTTTATTACGTATCCGGCAGTTACTGCCATTCCCCGTGGCAGAGGTTTAATTAACAACATGGTCTACGGCATTTAAGGACAAATCATGGCAAACCCTAATCTTCAGAACTCGGCGAGCATTTTTGGGAACACTGCCTATGTGATCCCTTCCTCTGCCGCGACAGCAACGACTTCGTGGACGTACGACGGCACCACTAGCTTGACCGGACTAAAGCCAGCAACGAATTCAGTCAACAAGATCAACTCCATTATTGTGTCAAACACTACGGCAAGCGCAGCCACCGCTTCAATTGCTGTAGCTAACAATGCCACTTTTGGTAGTGGTACGGCGTATTACGTGGCGTATCAAATATCTGTTCCCCCCAACGCATCACTTATCATTGTTGATAAGACTGCCCCCCTATATATCACGGAGAACCAATCGGTCGCAGCATTTAGTGGTACAGCCAGTGCGCTGACCTTCACTGCGTCGTTCGAAGTTGTGACTTAATAGGTGAAGTATGCCACTGCGTTCCACCCCCGGTAACTTTGTATCTGCGGCATACAACCCGCTAAATAATGTTTTGCTTACCGCCCCATCAATAGAGGTTTTGATTATTGGTGGCGGTGGAGGTGGTTGGGTTTCTGGCGGGGGCGCAGGCGGTTTGGTTTATGCGCCAACGTACATTGTTGTTCCGGGGCAAACGATAAGTTTTAGTATTGGCGGTGGCAGCGCAGCAACTTCAGCCAATAACGGCACAGATTCAACCGTAACAGGTGGGGCCACATCTATTACTGCCAAAGGAGGCGGCGGAGGTAGAGGAACAAATGGTATAGGTTTGACTGGAGGGTGTGGGGGCGGCGCTAGTGTAGATTCTTCCGGCACATTATTCGCAGGTGGGGGAGCCGTTGCTGCAAGTGTTACTTCCAGTAACGGGTGCATTGGATACGCAAATGGAGGCGGCAGTACAAATAGTGTTTCTAGAGGAAATGGCGGAGGCGGCGGGACAGGTGTGGCAGGTGGACTTCCTTCTGCTGGTGGTGGTGGGTTTGGTATTGGTGGTGTAGGCGGCGATGGCACGTCTGCTTTTTCTTCTTGGCTTGCTGCAATTAGCCAAGGCGTTGATAGCGGAGGGACTCGTTACATTGGCGGCGGCGGCGCTGGGGCTAACTCATCTAATACCAACACTGTATCAGGTGGTTTAGGTGGCGGAGGTTCAGCCTTCGGAAACAATGGAAATGGTGGGACAGGAACCGCAAATACCGGTTCAGGTGGGGGGGCTGCGTGGAATGGCACAGCAGGTGCAGGTGGCTCAGGCTTAGCTACTATTAGGTATCCTGCAAATTATCCCGCAGCAGCAAGTATTACCGGCTCACCAACTACTGTTGTAAGTGGCGGCTTTCGTTACTACACATGGACAGGTAACGGCTCGATAACATTCTGAGGTACAGCATGGCGCACTTTGCAAAGCTCGATGAGAACAATGTCGTATTGGAAGTAAATTCGGTTAACAACGCAGAACTTATCATAAGTAAAATAGCCGAAATTGCCAACGGCTACATGCAGGTGACTACCGTAGAGTCCGAGGAAAAAGGAATTGCGTTCTTAACAGAATGGTCTGGCGGACATACAAACTGGATACAGACCAGCTACAACGGTAATTTCCGTGGTAAGTATGCAGGCATAGGGGATACATATGACGCAGAAGCTAATGAGTTTCGTTCTCCTGTCGTGGCTCCTAGTGTTGATGCTTCTATCGTCGAACCTGTTGTTGAAGTTGAGCCGCAGGTGGTTGTTGAGGCACAAGAGCCAATAATAGTAGAAACACAGGAGCCAGTGGTTCTGGAGACGCAAGCCACGGTAATGTTGGAGTCAGCAGACATCCCTGCCCTGACCTCGGCAGATATACAAGCACTGACTAGCGAACAGATTTCTGGATTGGAGTAAACCATGCCGCAGTATTCTGGTGTATGGAACCTAGCCCAACAAGCTCAGGCGCTGACACAGCAGCAGTGGGTGACTGATCCGCTGTTTGACTATACAACGCTCCTACTTCAAGCAGACAACGCGGCAAACGGTGCGCAGAACAACACGTTCCTAGATTCCAGCAGTAACGCATTTGCCATCACGCGCAACGGCAACACGACCCAAGGCACCTTCTCGCCTTTTAGTCAACAGCCGGGGAATTGGAGTGTGTATTTTGGTGGTAGTGGCAATTATGCATCTTCCAGCTCTACTGTAATTTCTTCTACCACTTCAACTTTCACCATCGAAGGTTGGATTTATCAAACTGCCGCGACTGTAGGAACAAATATACCTTCTATTATTGGGGATATGTCTCCAACGTCGTTTTCCGCCTATTGGTCATTTGGTACTCTGGCATCCGGCGCACTCAGCTTCTACTGGTATGATGGGTCGAACAGTCTAAGCGCAGTCACCACTACTACGGTCCCTCTAAATACTTGGGTACATATCGCAGTTTCTGTTAACTCCAACACCATTAGCATGTACATCAATGGTGTCCAACAATCATTAACTGGTAATACCACACTTACAAACAGAGGCGGTACTAATACCCTTACTACATTCGCTCAGTTCTCTGCTGGGACGACTGGTCTATATACTGGGTATATTTCGAATTTCAGTGTACTTTCAGGCACCGCCAAATACAGCGGGTCTTTTACGCCCAGTTCGACCCCTCTTGCAACAGGCACCACTAACCAGACATTACTGTTTGCTTCAAGTAATAGGTTTGTGGATGCAAATACCGCCACTACCGCGAAAACATTTACGATTACTGGATCGGCAACTTCCGTCCAAGCCTTCAGCCCGTTCGCCCCACAGTATCAGTGGACATCGGATGTCATCGGCGGGTCTGGGTATTTCGATGGTACGGGGGATTATCTTTCTGTTGCACGTAATAACGCTTTTTTACCCGGAGCAAACACGGACTTTACGTTTGAAGCGTGGGTTTACCCTACGGCAACTCCGGGAGCGCAGGGAGCTATTATTGTCGGGCTTGGTGAATATGGAACGGATTCTGATTGGGATTTAGATATTAATTCAAGTTTGCAATTTGCTTTATATCTAAATTCAACTACTGCCACATCATTTAGAAACACTACAACGACTGTAAAACTTAATGCTTGGAATCATGTTGCTGCGTCAAGGTCTGGGACTGGAACCAATAACCTAAAAGTGTTTGTTAATGGTGTCGGTCAAAGTTTTACGACAAACCAAACGTCAGTAGGAACTGGTACAAGAAACCTATCTATTGGCGCTGACCAAGATGGAACTGAAGCTGCATTTACTGGGTACATCTCTGGGCTACGACTTATAAACGGGCAAGGTATATACACTTCAGACTTTACACCCCCCACCGCGCCACCAACCACAACTTCCGGGGGTGTAACGGCAGCTAATACCGCGTTATTACTCAACTTCACCAACGCCGGTATCTACGACGGCACGATGAAGAACGATCTGGAGACGGTTGCTAACGCTCAGGTAAGTACCTCGGTGGTGAAGTATGGCTCAGGGTCCCTATACTTTGACGGCACTGGCGACTATTTAATCATGCCGTTTTCTCCTTGGATGTCGTTTGGTGCCGGAGACTTCACCATAGAAGCGTGGGTATATCCCAATAGCCTTGCAAGCGCTCAGGATATAGGCTCCTTCAGGAAAGATTCTCCAAGCGTTAACTCGGATGTTGGTTGGGATATTTATGTTGGAGCGAATAGTGCCAGCAATGAAGCGGCTATTT